GATAACGACACCAAGACGAACCATCGCCCCCAGTACCACCATCTGTTCTTCATGATCGTCTATTCCTTCTTTGATTCGTTTGAAGAGTCCTTTTTGTTCGTCAGGTTTTTTCTCCATTTGGTGATTTTATCTTGTAGGAATTTTTGGACCTTTTTACGTATCCATTCGATTATAGGCTGTGATAACGTTGTCGTCGATACAGCTACAACCGCCGTTGTAAGAGCTGTAACTACAACCTCAGTAGAGGGTGCAGGCACTGGCTGCTTAATAAACGGTATTTTAAGTGTAGGTGGGGGTGGTGTTTCTTCTACAGTCTTGACAGGCTCATCCTCTTGATCTCGTAGATCACTAGGAGGAACTACCATAGGTGTATAATATGGTACGTCAGCTGTAGGTAATGGTATTTCTACTGTCTCTATTTTTGTTATGCTGGGGATGAGGATGCTTGGTATGTTTTCCACGCTTCTTTTACCTCATTTGTCCAAACTGCATTACATACAGCAGTAACCTCTGCTGGTTCTGCACTTATGTCTGAGTCTGGATGTAGTACATATCTTTCAAAAGATCTTGTAAGTTCTGTGCCATCTTTTTTGATGACTGATGCTTTGCGGACTTGCACCGCTTTATATTGACCGACAACTTCTATTTTGTCGTATTCTACTGTTTCTGTTAATGCCATAATTTATTAAGCTGCTAGATAAGTTCCAGCCATGTTTAAGTATCTACTGGAAGAGGTGTCCCATGAGTTCCAACCATTACCATCTCGATAAAATTCGATTAAAGTACTGCTACCACCGATATACCCTGCATTTAAACTTGTAGAGTTACCAAAAACATTAGCATAAGTAATACCTACAAAGCCACCTCCACTAGTAGCAGAAGTAAATGGTAAATTACCCATAACACAATAGCTAGCACTACTTATATCAAAATTATTCCAATTTAGGTGAAAATGAACAACATTACCTATTTTTGTATATTTAGCACTGTTAATTGTACCATTACTATCCATACTTGCATCTGCCCAAGTATTATTTGAATAGGTTTTGATTTTTGGAGTCCAAGTTCCTTCTTCGTAGTCGTCGAGTGCGTTGGCTGCTGCGGTGTCAGTTCCAAACAAAAGACCACCAGTTATTGCAGTACCATATCCATTAACTCTAAGTTTTTCTGATCCACCATCTCTGATATAAAGAGTGCCAGTATTAGTATCAATATATGAGTGAGTTCCGTTGTGATAAATTTGTAAATCATTACCACTTCCAAACAGAGCTTTATCGTTATCAGCAAATGCAATATGGGCTCCGTTACTTTGTAAATCACCACCTAACTGTGGACTTGTATCTTCAACAATATTACTTATTCCACTAGCTGGTAACGATTCAAATGTAGGATCTGCTCCGTTGTTTGCACGTAGGAACTTACCATCGTTAGATGATGTGCCGTGTGGTAGTTTGGCTAGTGTTACAGCTTGGTCTGCTATGTGAGCTGTATCTATACTGCCATCTGCAAAATGTTCAGAATCTATAGCATCATTTGCTATTTTAGCTCCTGTAACTGCATCTGCTGCAAGTTTTGCTGTAGTAACTGCTCCGTCAGCTAGTGCTCCTGTAACATAAAGTATACCACCCATAGCATTGTGTGAGGTGCATTGGTAGTATAACACGTCTGGAGCATCATGTGGTACTTCAAATACTATTGTAGACCCACCAGCTCCTCCGTTATTTGTGACTCCTGTGTTGTACTCTGTACCAGCCGAGCCATTGACTGTTGTTTGTATACGAAACGGATGTGCTCCAGAGGAGTTACCGTTTACAAATCTGTATGTTTTACCACGTGTTAAATACAAGGTAGGGTCATTGACCGCCCCGGTCAAGCCCTCTCCTGTAAATGTATAGTGGTTACTACCGTCTGCTCCTAGTGTGTAGGTACGATCAAGAGCATCGGCATGTAATTTAGCAGCTGTAATCTGACTATCTGCCAGATCAGCTGTATGCACCTGACCGTCTTTGATACCACCGGTGCTTACTTGTGTTAGTGCCATTAGTCAGCTGCCTCCGCTGTGTTTGTTTCTGCCCATTTTAAGTATTCTTGGTAGTCAGCGTTATCGTTACATAAAGGTATATCTATGTAATGACCTTCAATACCTAAGTATTTTGTAATTCCAATTATTTGTGGTTCTATAACTTTTCCGTCAGGATCTTTACCTGTTTCACCTTCTTTATAGAATTTGTAAATTGGATTAGTAGGAAATGTCATAATTAAAGCTCCGCACTAAAACCAAGTCTAGCATTGGTGTCATTTACTCTAACCATACCTCCATCATTTTGACCCCATGATGCACCACTATAAAAATATATTTCTGCTGAATTAGTAGCAACACGATTATTGCCAACATTATCTGGATATGCATTATTGCCGTTATAAGCAAATCTAAAATAATCTGTACCGACAACTTTATACATTGATGGATAAGCTCTCATTGTGACAGGAAATTTTACAACAACATAACAGTTAGTACTTGTATAGCCGTATCCTAAACCAATAGGTGCTTCTGCTCCTGAGCTTGAACTTTCAGTACCACTAGCGTGCATATAGAAATATCTCTGACACCTAGCCAACTCATCTGCATAGCTGCGATGCTCAAAATCTGTTGCCACGCCTAATCCACTATGATCTATTTCTAGCTGAACTCCTGTAAGATAAAAATCATTTGAAGTACTATCCATTGCATTTACTTGTCCTACTGCTCTATTAGCATTTGTATCTGCACCCCAAGCAGTTTGTAATGATCCACTAGTATAATTAGAACCAGCAAGCAACCAGAAATTTATATCCATTGATCTGGCATTATCATTATCTATTGTTCCTGTAGTGTCTGCTGGAAAACTAATTGTATATCTATTCCAATTTGTGTCTGATACTGTGTAACTCTTGTTAACGTGTCTTGAACTATTATCGTGATCTATAAATTCAACTATATAAGTTCCTGTTTTTGTAGCTTTGGCATAGAAAGATAAAACAACTTTTTTTGCTGAAGATGTGCCTTTTTGCATATCTTGTAAGTCTCGACCCTCAAAGGCATGACGTATTATAAAATACTCATTTGATGCTACTGATGTATCTGCTGTAGTGCAATCCCATTTCATAGAATTACCAAAACCGTCTGGTGTATCTGTTGACTGCGATATAGCTACCTGTGCACCAGAACCGTTAACAGTTTTAAATCTATCACAGGCAAAATAGCCTTCAGAACCAGTAGCAGATTGATCTCCTCTTTGATTAACAATCATTCCACCGTTTATGACCTTATTTCTATTACTTAGGTGATTAGTAATATTGGCAGTACATGTTCCATTGCTTGCCAACGTTATGGCATCGCTTGTTGCGGAATTGGAACGTATTCCGTCTACTTTTATTGTACTCATGGTTTAGGATATTTGTCCTTTGTTTCCTTTATTTTTGCCTTCCAAGCATCAATGCCGGAATTGTAAATTAAATCCAACTGATCGACCACAGAGGGATATTCTTTTACTCTTTCGTTTTTATAATTCTGTTTTGTAAACTCTGCATTGACAGCAGACATATCTACAGTCACAGGTTTTTCGTCTTTATCAGTACAAGTGAATACATCACCGTCTCTTCTGATGCTTGCAACGTCAGTATAAAGTTGAAAAATAATATCTTGAATACGTATCATACCTGTTCCTCCATCGTTAATAGCCAAGAGTGGGTTCTATTACCATCTGAGTTATTGTTTGGAAAATACCAAGCAGCACCGTTAGAGCTTTGTTTATGTGCAAAGATTTTATAAGTTATTGCAGAAGTTGTGTTATGACTTGAATGTACCCATCTGTACATACAGTTAAAACATTCTCCATTACCATTATTTTCCGAATAAGCATCAGCCCAAGTGCCTATATTATTGTTAGTATTTCCACCTGATGACCTTAACTGTACTTGTAAATAACTTCCAGCAGCCGGCCAGACAGCAACACAAGCTGTAACAATTATTTTACTAGAACTACTTTCTGGTGTTATAGAACCTGTAACAGGTGTCTCTGTAAAACTTGTATTTTGTGAAGCAAGATCAGTTTCTCCTGTTACATACACCGTTTGAACTATAGTTCCTGACTTTGGATTTGTTGTTGTCAACAATGTGCCATCAGCAGTTGTTGGTAGTGTAATAGTTCTATCAGACGCTGGGTTACTAGATGGAGCAGCAATGATTACGCTGTTACCACCCGAATGTTTTAATTTTATTGAACTCATACTACTACCTCCATAGCCCACATATCATTCCAGTTCTTAGTACTGCCCGGACTGCTAGACCAACCAACATAAGAGTTACCGCTTCCTGATCCATTTTTCATCCAAACTGTAAAAGTCAGTTGACTTGTTGTGCCTGCTGTTTGACTATATTTAAAAGGAACTGAGTGCCACATATGATTAGAAGGAGAATTGTATCCACTTGACATTAATGTATCCCTTGAAGTGCCATTATGAATAGCAAACTCTGACCATTTATTATCTGAATCAGTATGGCAAGCTAGAAAACCACCTACCACAATTAAATTACTTGAATTAGTAGGAGTTATATCTACATGTATTCCTGTACTCTCCCAATTTCCTGCACTTTCTGAATGTCTAGCGTTTACATCAGCAGTAGCACCTTGAATCCATTGAATAACTGAACCCGATCCCTGTTTTGCTTTTGTAACTGCATTTGCAGCTATCATATCAGTATCTACGATACCGTCTGGTAAACCACCAACAGAAATACCTGTGATAGTACCATTACCATTTATTTGTATTGCCATGTTAAACTATTACGTATGTACTACCCGAAGGTATTGTTAATGTAACGCCGTTTGCTATAGCGATCGGCCCAGCACTAAGAGCGTTCTTGTTTGTTGATATTGTGTAGTTGTTAGATATAGTCTGTGAGTTTTCATAGATACATCCGTCAGCTACTGCCGAAGCTACACCTGTTAAGTTACTACCGTCACCTGTGTAAGCTGTTGCAGCGACTGTACCTGTTACGGTTACACCGCTAGTTGTAGTCTCAAGCTTTTTATTATTGTTATGATATAAAGACACAGCACCATCAGCTACACCATGAATCATATATTCATTGCCAGCTTCATTTAGTATAAATATCTGATCTTGTTCAAGATATAGATGTCTACTATTCTGCGATTCTATATAGTTACCATTATCAGAAGATTTATGATAAATTTTTAAATCATCACTATTTCCAAATGTAGCTTCTAAATTATCGTCAAATCTAACTCTATCAGTAACATCTACATTAATATTTTTGTTTGTTGTTCCAGAAGCTATAGTGAAATCGCCTGTAATTGTATCTCCACCAGCTTTACTAAATTTAGTAGTTAAATCTACAGTTTCAAAGCTAGGGTCTGCACCATTATTAGCTCGTAAAAACTTACCATCATTGCTAGAAGTTCCGTGTGGTAGTTTAGCTAGTGTTACTGATTCATCTGCAATTTTGGCTGTAGTAACTGCACCGTCTGCGATCTTAGGTTCTGTAACTGCTCCGCTAGCAATAGTTGCTGTTGTAACTGTGCCTGCACTAGGAGTGTTTAGGTTTACTGTTGACCCGATCGTGATGATGAAGAAATCAGCACCAGTAGAAGGAGCGGCAGAAAATATGATGTCGCTGCTGTCAATAGCAAAGCCTTCGCTGGGTTGGCTGGTTCCGCTATTAGGTTTCTGAATGACTCCATTGATGCTAACGATATGTTGCTCGGCAACTGTGCCTGCATTGCTAAGTGTAAATCTATAAGCATTGTTATTGAATGTTGCACTTCCTCCACCAGTTCCTGATGAACTAGATAATGTGTTTATAAAGAAACTACCTACTGACTGTGCTTCTTCCCATGCTGATGTTGTACCATCATATACAAGCAGTTTACCTGTAGCAGTATTAAAGAATAAGTCACCACTATCGTTATTACTTGTAGGGTTCGACGAGCCAACTCTATATCTTTCGTTGAAATCATTGATGTCTCCACTAAGACCAACTAGGTCGCTTTCTGGTAGCGTAGCTTTGTGATAGTTGTATGTCTGACTAGAGCCGGTAGATGTTACAATAAAACGTATACCACTAGCTACAGTAGAACTATGAAAGTTAGAAGGTATGTTGTTTATTGTAACAGTTGTGCCGCCTACAGTTCTACCTGTTGTACTAACACCACTGCTGTTTACAACTATGCCAGCTGCGTCTGCTATAGAGATAGCAACACCAGATACTGGCTGTGTGTTAGGAAATGACACTTCGTTAGCTATAGCTTCAAAGCCGCCAAAGGGTTCTAGCTGTGCAGCCACATAGTCTACAACAGCACCAGAAGTTGGTAGGTGTGAGTCACTGTCAGTTATTGTAGTCTGCTCACAACCAATCTTAGAAATAGTTACTGAGTTAGCAGCTAGTTTAGCTTCAGTTACATTAGCATCTGTAATTTTAGATTCAGTAACAGAGTTTGATGCAAGTGCTGCTGAGTCAATAGATGTAGGAGCATAATGCTCAGTATCCAGTGAGTCAGCTGCTATGTGCTCTGAATCAACTGCATCGTCTGCAATCTTAGTACCATCAACAGCGTCAGCTCCTAGCTTTGGTGTTGTAACTGCACCGTTTGCTATGTCAGCTGTAGCAACTGTAAGATCTGTAATGTTAGCACTAGCAACTGTTATGTCTGTTGGTAATGCACCGCTACCTAGCTTTGCCATTGTTACAGCGTTGTCAGCTATTTTAGCTGTTGTCACTGAATCGCTAGCTAGATCGCCTGCTGCTATAGTGCCATCAAGTATTTTAGCACTTGTTACAACACCATCTTTTAAATCAGATGTAACTATAGTTTGATTCTGTTCTTCTTGTGCAGCATACAGAATCTGTGTCATATTGTTGTTAAGATCATTTGCCTTAACTGATGACCCTGCTGTAAATGTAGCCTTAGCAGTATCTACATCTGTGTCTCTACGAATACGTATAGACTGTGGGCTGGTGGGTATGTTACCGGAAGTAAATACTACGTTACCACCACCGGTTGTTGTATAGCTTGTTATATTGTAGTGGCTGCCTGATGTTTTTGTAACACCGTCGACATCCACTTTAATATCTGCTTCTTTTATGGAAGGAAAGGAAAACGACTTCGTAGCGTTTCCGTCTCCTGTGTAGTCTACGAAAGTTGTTGCCATTACTTATACATTGTAAGAAGGTTGTTTGATTGATTAGTTTTATATTCCTGTTCTAGTTTTTTCCGTCTTTGCTCATCAATAAGAGCCATTATATCTTGTCTATATTTAATGTCATTCCAAGCTAATCTTCTAGCTTCTTTAAACATTCTGTCAATCATAATATTATGGTAGTAATCTCTAGCATTAAACTCTGCACGTTTACCAGCACGTATATCAGCTCTCATAAGATTCATAGATGCAATAGCTTTAGGATCTTTAGATAACGCTTCGAGTTGTGCTTCTAAATTATATTGACCTATAGCTTGTTGGAACTGAGATCGTATACCGGGGGCATCGGTTAAATTAGTACCATCAGGTGCATAGAATGTGCTGATTCTTAGATCATAACCACTATCAAATAAAAACTGTCTTCCGGGACTTTGATCCATGTTTAGTTGTATAGGACTAATCATGTTAAAAGCACGAGTCATAAAGTCATGTTTTTTAAGTGGTTGACCGTTTAGCATATCATACTTAATAGGTAATCCTTCGATGCCGGGTAAAACTTCAGTTGCTAAGTTACGGTTTTGCCAAGACTGGAGAACACCAGAATTTATTTCACGCATATGTGGGCTAAGTAGTTTACCTAATTCATTACGTAAAGCTGCAAGTGGCACAGTGTTGTTTGTAATACTAGCTACAATACGTTCTACCTGACCGGGGCGACCAGCTGTCAAATCAACCAGTTGCTGTAGTCCAGCTAAGTAAGATTTACCTGATAAAGCCTGAGCAACAACTAAAGAAATCTTTTGTAATTCTTTCTCTGTCCACTCTTCTCCCATCAATATACTAGCATCACCAACGTTAGCAATAGTTTTGAGTATTAGACCAAAAGGTTCAATGTCCTCATAGTTAACTCTAATACCACCAACTTCTATAGTTCCGGGTAAATAACCACCATCTATCCAACCCTGTCTCATCTGTCTATCTGTAGGACCATCACCAGTAAGTCTGCCTGATGCCCATGCCTGTATACCCATAAAGGTTACAGCAGAACCTATTGCTAATCTACCTGTTTGTAGTGCCTTAGCATTTTGTAACTCTTCTAATGTGTTAATACCATACTTCTTAAGGTTAGGTATATCTTTAGGTCCAGCAAAAGCTATGTCATTAAACTCTTTAACTAAGAAGTTAAATCCGGGGGTGTGCTTACCTGTTAGTGCTAATCCGTTTACACCAGTTCTAGCAAATAGAAAGAAAGGTCTAACAAAAGGATTAGATGTCATAACATCGTTAAGACCTTTTGCAAAGCCAGTTAAATCCTGTGTTAGTGTTACCTCTTTCTTTGCAAACATAGTAGCATCATCTTTAATGTTACCGTTAGCATCAAATATCTCTGCATAGAAATCATCTTCATATGCTCTCATGACACGGGAATTAATTTGTGGTAACTGTACACCACTGCCTTCTATATCTAATACTCGACGCATTGCTTTTTCTCTCATCTTAGCTCTGCCAAGTAAGAATGTAAAAGCATCGTCAGTCGCTGCCATTATCTTAGTAGAGTAAGTAAAAAGATTATTGTTATTTATACCACGAATCATATTAGTAAATGCAAAGATAGCACGATCTTCTCTACTTGCTCTGCCACTATCTTCTGCCCATCTACGCATCAATTCCCAGTTAGCGTCACCTTTAGTAAACTCAATAAATCTTGTCTTAATAGTAGATATATCACCACTCCAGTAACCATTTAACTTAGTAAAGAATAAATCAAACGCTTCTGGTATTGCTTCTATCATACCGTTTATAGATGCAAGGCTACCACGTACAGTAGCTGCGTCTCCAGTAAATGGATAACGCATAGTAGCTCCTATGAATGTAGAGATAGGACGTAAAAATGTTGCACTACCTGTACCTAAAAGTGCTCGAAGTGGTGTTTTAGGTCCACTAAGTACACTATGACTTATCATTTCCTGTAAGCTACGTATCAATGCACCAGTACGTTGAGGTCCTTCGCCTGCTATTTGACCACCTCTTAGTATAGTTCTTGCCCAGTTGTCAAAATCATCTAGATTATTTACATTTTTCATCATAGAAAATGCTTCAAACAGTGCGTTTAATAAGTTATCATCCGCATCATCTTTAGCAATTTTAAGAATAGAAAGTATAGAATCCTTGACATCTTGCATATCAGACGCTACAGCTTGGTTAACTGCATCGTTTACCTGTTGTCTAGTCTTACCAGCACCAAATGATCTAAAATAATCAGATGCTACAAACCTAGATTTTTTAGTTTGTGTTAAAGCAGTTAACATTGTATCTACAATCTGCTTTGCTGGTCCGTCTATATCATCTAATGACACGTAATCTGCTAGTTCTCTACCAGCTATACCAGTGTCTCGTAGCTGTTTAAGCAAAGAGCCTACAACTAAGTCAGCTGTAACAACTGTTTCAGCAGACCAAGTCTCAAACGTCTCATCACCTAAAGGTATACTAGCCTTTTGTTTCTCAAATAGCTGCTCTAGATATTCGTCAGCAGGCATGTCAGCTGCACTTCTGCCTTCTGTAATCTGTCTATAGTTATGAATCGCATCACGCCATACTTCAGCTAAAGCTTTTCTGTTACCTTTTACGGATTCCATTTCAGCTTTAAACTTCTCGTCGCTCATCAAGCCTCGTAGTGTGCGTTCAACTACTTCATCTGTAGTACCACCCTCTAGTGCTATACGTTCACGTTCCACAGCTGTAGTTACAGAACCAGTAGATCCATCTTCAGATCCCCAATCTGTACGTGTACGTTTTAGTTGATCTCTAGCCTGACCGGGGTCAACCTCAGATATATTTGCACCCTGATGTCTTTGTGCTATAGGTGCGTTCTTAGCAGCACGAAAGTTAGTATCTAATTGACGTATCTGTGCTAAAGCTTGAGTAGTAGTTTGCTGTTCTATACTACTATTTCTCTTTATTATTTGGTTTCGTACAGCTTGCTTACCACCACCTATTAGGTGTGCTGCTCCGTCAAATATTAGACCTATGCCCATACCTTCGACAATGTTTTTAAATTTCATCATCATAGGATGGTCAGTATCTTTAGTAGTTAATGGAGTATCCATCCAACCATATTGTTTAGTCAAAGCTCCTAGAGCATTATGACCATCTGATTCTTTAGATATTAAGTCAGAAATACCACCAATAGCCATAGCTCTGGTGACAGTTCCAAGTCCTAGCATTTTAGTAGAAGCTGCTCCTAGTAAGGGTATACCAGCTGCGGCTAATCCTTTAGCAGATAGCACGATACCAGCAGCTAAACTACCAAAATGTACTGTACCTCTTAAAAGTTTACCCCACCATGTTTTAGTTATGATAGGGTCATCTTCGTCAACAAATGGATCCCAGTCTGGTCTGTAATAACCTTGCCGTTCTTTCTCCTCTTGCATCCTACCAGTTACAGCATCGAATGTACGCTCTGCAAATGTAGTACTGGAAGAAATAGTATCTTGTATACCACCAGTTAGAATAGACTGACCCTCTTTAGCGAAAGCTTTGAGCCCCCACTTGTCGTTAGTCATTCTAGGATCTATTTGTTCTTGTTCTTTTTCTTCTTGTTGTTGAACAGCTAGTGCTTGAGCTTCGTTGATTTTATCTTGTTTAATAGAATCTTCTTCAAGCCTTTTTTCTAACTCTTCGGTAGAAGTAAATCCCGTAGGATCATATTCTACATTTATTTCTTCCATAATTATAAGTTTTGGTTAATAGCCTCCTTAGCGGCTGGACCATAAAGTGTATTTAATCTCATAAATGGTGGTATTTCCTCAATCAGTTTTTCATACTCTTCAATCTGTTCTTCCGTAAACTCCATCAGTCTTCTATACGAAGTATCAGCATTACCGAATAGATGTTGATTGTTTGCTTTGTGATACAATCTAGCCATTAATATTTTAGACTGTGCCTTTTCATCAAAGGGTTTCGTAAAATCTATTTGATTTATATTATCCTTAAACACTTGTTTTAATGCTGCGGGTGTCATATCATATAGACCTATATTAGTGTAGCCAGCTTGTACTAAACCAAATACTTCTTGTATACTATGTTCTGATAAAGGTTTACCTAATGGTAACTCTGTAACGTAGTTCCCGTTAGGATCTTTAATAGCATTAATACCACCATGTTGTTCTTGCTCTTTTGATAAAGCACCTAACATTTCATTATAGTTTTCACTATTAGTTATACCATTATCAGCTGCTATAATTGTTTTAGTAGCATTGTTGTTTTGATTCAGTAATGGACTATCTAATACTTTAACATCTGCATCAAATATCAGACCCGGTATAGGTTTCATCTTACCAAGTTTAACTGCTCTATCATGTGCTAGTTTTAACGGTCCTTTGTTAGGATATAGTTGAGCAAGTAAAGTCCACGTATGATCTAGTTTATCAACATCACCATTAAAATAATCTACAGCATTAAGTATAGGATCTTCTTCACCTTCTAGTAATACTTTAGAATTAAGTGCAGCCTTTGTATCAGCTTCGTATACTTTACGTAACTTAAGAGATTTAGCAATTTTAGTATCTTCAATTACGTCGCTAAGTACATCGTCAAACTCACCTCTTTCCATAGCAGCTATTGTAGCTTCTTGTGCTTTTTCTAAGGCATCAGATCTACTACCACTTAACTCAAATCTTTTGTTGTATTCCTTTTTAAAGTACTCACCAGCTTGGTCGTAGATATTTTTAGTTGTAGTTGTCCGCCAAGTATAATCACCATATTTTTTTGGATCACCCTGTATCGAAGCTAACTCTTTAGCTCTACCATCAGCTAGTGA